CCAGCGTATCATCCAAGTCTTCTTTAATGTTATTGTATACAAATTCGACCAATACGTCACTCATGCGGCAGTCCCATCTGCTAAAACCCAAGTAGTGCCAGTTTTTGAAGCGAATATCGGCTTTCCGTTAGCGCCTAGAGATGTGTCAAAGTATTGTTGCCCAATAAACCGAATAGGTGGCCTCTTAGCTGTTGTCCCACTTTGTATTATAGTGCCTGTAGTGTCATGGATCTGTCCAACCCATGATACCCATGCTGTATTGGGCTTTCCATCTTTCTCATCGAAAGGCGATCTTGTGGGCGGTTCGTTGTACTGATATGGCATTATTTACCCATAGTTAGACCAGCGCCAGCAATTACGAACTTAACTGGATCTGAAAATTTGATACGGAATATGGCATCTCTAAATCTTCCTAGCCGCCACCATTCTACTCTTGTTTGGTACTCACCAGCAGCGCCAACAGCAGTCCAGAGTTCCTCGCTCCATGTATGCCCGTTGTCAACAGAGTATTGCAGCATTACTTGAGGATTAGAACCTTGGCCTGTAGATATGCCTACTCCAGCCTCAATATCAAGAATGAACCTATTGACAGTAAACCAGTCCATTCCGACTTCAAAATGTCTGCCAGTTAACTCCCGTACTATCGGAGTTCCGTTATCAGAGTAAACGTCACGCTTCAGCTTATAGACTTTTCCAGTATCGTAGTCTGTAACGTATCTATTCGATAGATAACTGACTCCTATTTCTCCACGATGTCGAGCGTCACTGCTAGTTAACTCGCTCCATACATTGGTCGATCCGTCAAATAGGAATGACCTGTTATGTGATGGAAGGTTTAATTGGTACATGGGATGACCATCAAGCAGATATGAATAGGCGGTCGCAGAGGTTACTGAAGCGCTATTAATGATCGCCTCTAGATCTGGTGTAGATACTGGAGTTGGGTTATATCCGTTCAAAGCGATAACCTTAGACTCTCCCATCCTATTTCTACCAAGGAACATAAGGGAGTTAGTGAACTTGGTAACACTCCACTTTGCCGCCAAGCCCCACTCAAGGTTAGCCCCTGATATGCGGGAGAATGGGAAGTCTAGGCCACCTGTATTGCCCCAATATTCAGTAGAGAACTCGCCAAATAGGACAACATCACCATGATCCTGTTCAACTCTTAATATGTTATCTGGGTTAGATTCCGCTGTAGCAAAGTCTAGCGCATCCCAAGTCATTCCGTCATACAGGGCGGAAAGGTTGAATTGACCGCTTGTTGTACAACTAACTATGAAATACCCGCCCTCGAATGTAACTGTTTCAGGGTTCGCGGGGAAGTCTGCATGAACTATTTGAGCAAATACATTTGTAGCTACAGTATATATGTAGCCATATTGACCATCTACGATCATTATCTCTGTGCCGTTATCACTTACAGAGCATCTTCCTGTTGTGGTAAGTAGCGTTCCTCTGCTAGTTTTTACACCAGCATTGTTGATTTCCCAGAAAGTATCGCGGTGAACCACATAATCGTAATTGTCTTTTGCGAAATGCGCTCGACAAGCAGTGCTGCCAAAGTCAGCGAATAGTTCAAGTCCGGGAGTTGGATATGCAACTACCTGAGTCTTATCGCCTTTTGGCTTAAACTCAAGGTAGACATTCTTTCTGGTCTGGGCTGTGACGTTAGGGCTTTTACCAAATAGCCCAACACCCATGAATTGAGTACGCATCCATTATCCAGTAAATATGTTAGTTCCACGCTGCCGCCTAACGAATAGAGCATCGGCTACATTAGCAACAGGTATAGTAGAATTAATCCGTTTCAAATTAGCCTTAGACTGTGTAGCGATCAGCGCAACAGAAGGAGGTACAGTAACTCCGAACTCGCCGCTTAATTCGACAGCAAGATTGTATTCGATCATGCGCTTGTAACCGGGAGGAAGTGCCAGAACCGTAGTTCCGTCAACAAATTGTTGCAATTGCTTCCACGAGTTCAAGTAAAGCGTCTCAGCGTACGCAGGGACGTACATAAGTCGAATGTAGGCCAATGGGTACTGTGCATCGTAAAAGAGCCACTGAGAGCGGCTAGTGACCGTTTTGAGGGGTAGTAGATCATATTGAGCATTGTCGATCAACATAACCCGATAGTCGTTATTCGATACATCCCGAATAAAGGCATTTTCAATCTTTATTGGGCGCGTTGTATTGAACGTACCACCTACACCTATCGTGTAGTTTGCCGTGCCAACCACTAGAGGGAAAGATTCCTCAAGAATCTGATATACCATCAGACGCTCAAGAGAGAAGGAATCCAGCATGGTGTTGAGGGCATCTAGCCCGTCTGCAAGCTCGTTTGCAGTGAGTGTGCGCCGTCCAGTGCCTAGCACTTGGATCAAACGCATAGAGCGTGAGATTATATCACTTGCTGTCGTCACTTAATGCCTTGGCTAGATTAACGCGGTGATGTGGCTTTTTGCCAAACTTGGCTTCGTACTGAGCTTCCAAAGGAACTTCTGTAACCTCTTTAACCTCTACCGCTTTAGCTACGACTACAGGAGCTTCCTCGCATCTTGACCAGCCATGCTTTTCCATAGCGACAGCTTCAGCTTCGGAATAAACGTGCGTAAAGCCGTGAAACTCAGACTTTAGTCTTATGGCGCTCATTGTTTGACATATTTCGTTATGGTTGTAGTCCCACCAGATACAGTAATCGTCTGAATATAAGTGTTGCCGCCAACCGTAACAGATATTGTCGTAACGCCACCAGAGACAACAACAGTTTGTTCCAAATCTTCAATATATAGAAGGGTTCTGTCATCTGCCATTACTTGATTTCTTGAACTCATATTATTCCTTTATTAGTTTTGGATCGTTGCTTCCACCGGGACATGACATTAAGTAAAGGTGATAGTTCCCTTTGTATTCCATCTCTGTTGTGTGATGACTGATATTAAGATCAGGAACTACCCAAATATCACCACCTGATTCCGTCCATCTACGACTAAAAGCATAATCCTCACCATACCAAACATAATTGTATGCTCCATGATTGAATAAATCCACATGAGGCGCGAATCTATCTCCATAAAGCAGCTCAGGGTAGCTTGCTATAAAACGATTAACCGCTTGTTTCGTTATTTTCAGGAAGCCAGCAGGGATGCTATGAGCCTTAACGCATCCATCTTTTCTAACTTGAGGATTACCTTCAATATCTGGTAGCAATGCTCCCATGTATTCTTCTGGTTCTCGCTTAAAACGATATGCCCCAGAAACTACATCACCATCTGTTTCAATCAGCTTTAGTAAATCTGAAGGCTGCCAAGATAGGTCGTGGTCAATGAACACTATAACATCAGCTTTAGCATCAAGCGCTTTTCTAAGCATTGTAGCCCTAGCATTGGAGATATATGGACTACCTACCTCATTAACCATGCCATGCTCCCAACCTGCCGCGTCAATCAACGGCAGGGAGGCTGCTAGACTATCAAGACAGCACTTATACGGCTTAGTTACTGTTGGGATACAGAAGATTACCTTCATTTAATTCCAACGCCCATAAGAGAGTGAACGTCAGGCAAACGCCTAACTTCTACCTTACTGAATCCAGCACGTTCCATTACAATCTGTAGGGTATCACGCACAAAACCTGTTTTATGGCGCATCCACTCGTTTTCTCTAGTGGTGTCGATCTGCCCGTATATCATGTCCAAGCCAGTGATTGGGCCAGTAGGACATACATACACTGTGTCAGTAGTCGGCTTTATATCCTCAAGATCAGGAACAAATAAAAGAACACAACCATCTGTTTTGGTTGCTCTTTTAAGTTCTTGTAGGGCAATATCTCCATCATCAGGATGCAGGTGTTCAAGCGCATGGCAACACATAACCATGTCATATTCACCAACATCCCCAAGATCGGTCATACTGGCTACAATATCTGGATTAACTGATTCGTCAATATCAACTCTAGTTTCAGTATATCCTTGTATCCAATCAAATAATGGAGTAGTCCCGCAACCAACGTGCAATAACGTCTTTCCTGTATTTACCATTAAACAGTTGCCCAAATACCTAAAGCAACCAAAGTGGCCTGAATCTCGTTTACTACAGCTAACTGAGTTGCGCCAAAAGAGCCGCTAGATGCCAATGCGCTCGATGCGTGAACAGCGGAACTATATGCACGCTGAACTACTGGAACTTTGCCATAAAGACCAATCGTGCCACCAGTTGCCGTCTTAAATACGGTAATGCCAGTTATAACGCCTTCGTCAATATCAGCTTTTGAGTCTGCTACACCTAATGATCTGCTCATGATTTTATCCTAATGTAGAAGGAGCGCCCTTTCGAGCGCCCCAATTTATTATACAGTTGCCCAAATTCCAAGAGCGACTAAAGTAGCTTGAATCTCATTAACTACAGCAAGTTGCGTAGCTCCAAAAGAACCACTTGAAGCCAGTGCAGAAGAAGCGTGTACAGCAGAGCTATACGCACGTTGCACTACTGGAACTTTTCCGTAGAAACCTACTAGATCAGCAGCAGTTTTAGCAATTTGCAATCCACCGGGACTATTGTATCCGGCTTGTTCGTATTCGACTGGTTGTGTCATGTTATTTCCTTTATAAAAGTTAAGAACAGGGGGCGAACCCCCCGCTATTAGTTAGTGATGCGGCAAGCCCACTGTGGACGAATGGCCTTGTAGCCATACAGAATGTCAAGACGGGTAAGCATCTCATCATTCCGAATGTCTGATTGTTGCCAGAGGCGGATTGAAAGTCCGTCAAAGGTTTGAACCGAACATTTTACAGAGTCACTCATCAAAGGCAATGAGCCAGTGGCGAACGTGAACGCATCTTGATGATACATCAAGTTCTGAACGTAGGCGGTTGAAGCAGCACCGTAGAATGTCAGCGTTTTGCTGTCAAAGTCAGTAGCAGCCAAAGCTGCACCAGCAGCGCTACATACATTCTGACGAGCGCCAGTCAGGTAGATTGCTGGAGCAACAGTACAGGCAACACTAGCAGAGGTCGCGGTAATCACGAAATCTTGCAGGTAGCTGTAAGCAGCCTTCGTTTCTGGATGACAAGCATATACGCCAGCGATGGTGAAGGTAGTACCTACAGACGGTGCTGTGGTAATAGCCGTATTCATACGCAGAGCGCCAGTTCCAGAAACCACTTCAGCAGCAGCGTTGGTTGTACCTGTTACGTCAGCAGCGTTGGTATGGGTATACACACGCTCGTTCTCGTAGAAGTCAGCCATTGCAGTGCGGCCCATCAAGCCTTCACGGTACTGCTCACCAAGCGTTGCTGGCTGGAGCAAGCCCTTCAAGCCATTAACCAGTCCACCCATCGTGATTGATTCCATCTGGATGAAGCGATTGCCGTCTTTAGGAGCAAGGTACTTGTTCAGCTTTGCACGGGCATTGCCAGTTGCTACCAAGTCGGTAGGAGGCGTACCAGCAGTACCAGCCATGTTGTAGACTTCCTTGGTAACGCCAGCGAGTACGTCTGACTCGATACCTGAGATCAGAACAGCCATTGCT